GGGTTATACCCGTGAGGGTATACCTGTGTTTAATAACACGAATCTGACGACCACATGTGTGGTACATCTTCTATGAGGAGCAACACTATGTCTTTAAGACAAAACATCGTATTCAAAAGATTGTTAGTTCTAGGTTTGAAACCTAGCCATATACAACCTATCATTAATTTGGTAGAATTATGGATAAAACACAACGGATTCGATTGGACTATCTCCCGATTGAAACAATTCAAAATAGGATATATTCACAATTATGCTGACCAAAAGGCTGACTTGAACTGGATATCACATATTCGTAATGTTCCGAAAGGTCCATTTAAGAATATTTGGAAAATGAAGAACCCTAATAAGGCTCTAAATGCTCTTATGATATATACAGATCTTGTCAGTCCTAGAGTTACTATTAAGCAGTGGACGAAATTCTTTAAAAGTGCCCAGCAAGATAATCCTGTTAGTGATATCAGGATACTCTGGCCAGAAGCCTTTCCCAACAGTAGACGAATTTATAATTCCAAGAATTATGAGTTCGCTTTTCCCCAGTCGTTACAGTCTTTCAAGTTTGAAAACCTTGATAGAATAACACTTAAGTCTATTAGAACGCCTCAATGGAATTCTGATACTTTAAGATCTGGTGAAAATACAGCGTATAACATGTCTCAAACTTTCAGACACCACCTTGCAGTCAATTATCTTTACGATAACTATGATTACAGAAATGGTTTCCCTGAATGGTTTCAGAAAGGTGTTATGCGCCAGTTCAAAGATGTTCGTGAAATGGTTTATGACCATGAACGCATCGGTGATTATGTTGGGCGGATTTCCTTTATACAAGAACCAGGTTTCAAGTTACGCGCTGTGGCTAACCCAGTAATATCTTTACAGATACTAATGGAACCACTGAAGAACTTTGTCATGAACAGTCTAAAGGTTATACCTGAAGACTATTGCCATGATCAAGATCAAGCGATACTTGATATAAGCCGTTATCTAAGACACTCTACTGATAATAGATTATCATCAATAGACCTTTCAGATGCCACGAACAATATACCTCTTGGTCCTCAGATCCAGTTGCTTGAAACCTTATTAGGTCCAAAGCATCCTCAAATCGAGTTATTCCATCAGGTTAGTCGTGGAAAATGGCATGTAGATTCACCTTCTGGTGAATCTAGTGTTATCTTTAATAACGGACAACCTCTTGGATCAGGCCCTTCTTTCGGGGTCTTTTCTCTTTTTCATCACTTTGTTGCACGTTGTGCAATTTGTGAAGTTGAAGAGGATCCAAAAGCACTGGTTGACTTCTTTTCCACACTTAATAATTATGATCTTGAGTCAGGGTCATGCAGGAATAAATCTTGCACAGATCCAGATCCATATGCGTATTGGATAGTTGGTGATGACATTGTTATTGATTCGAAGTACTCTGATGAGTATCTTAAAATCATGAATGTTTACTACCAGGTACCAATATCTGTAGACAAGTGTCTATTTGATGCTCGTACTGCAGAATTCTGTTCTAGATTAATATCTAGTACAGCCATACTTCATGCTTTTAAATGGAAAACGATATCCGATTCTAGTTTCTTGCATATAGCAAGAAGTCTAGGACCGAAGTCCCTACCTCTGTTTAGACCAAAACAACAACGAGTCCTCAAAGCTATAGGTTATATACCTGATACTATTGGGGGCCCGGTTTCATGGAATCCTGATGGTTTACCATTAGGGATTCGTGAACATTTATTTTGGGATGATGCGAATAAGTTGGCTAACAGTGTCAATGACACTGCTAAATCAATTCGTTCGTCAGACCTTACTTATAAGTTTTACCGTGACCTTAAGGTCATATTGTCATTTGGTATTAATCCAACTGATTCTGTAATCCCTCTATTTGATGGACAATCAGAGTCTAGTGTGGTTAATCACATTGATAAAGGTAAATTGTTCGCCTCTCGTCAGAGAGATATATTGAAACATAGATTTCCTACTTATTTGTATGAAAATTATGATTCGTTGAACAAAGATGTCGAGTACTCTAAAGCCTTCTTATTGATGGTTAAAGATATGCCTGACATTCTAACTCGTAATTTGACGTCCAAAGAACGTGCACGTGACCATACTTGGCTCACACACACATACTTTGATCACATTTCAGAGATGGATGTATATTTTGAAAAGTTGTATAAGCTAT